ACTTCTTCTTCGTCTTCGACCACTTCTTCTTCGTCTTCGACCACTTCTTCTTCGTCTTCGATTTCGAATTCTATTTCCTCTTCCTCAAACTTTTCCTCGTCACCCTCTTTCAAAGTTTTTTTAACTTTGCTATCAACTTCAGCTTTTTCTTTCATGAGTTTGCGCTTTTCAAGAATTTTGTTCTTGATTTCTTGGATTCTTTCTTTTCTTGCAATTGCTTTCTCACGCGATTCTGCTTGGAGTTTGATATTTTCATTCTTTTTTTGAATGATTGTATCTTCTTCCGCGAGCTGAGCGTCATAAGCTTCCATAATTTGTTCGGTTGTCATTTTCATTTTATGCCTCCTTCTTACCTGTACTCAGCGATGTTGATTGAACCACCTGCTGACGGCAGAACCCAAATTTCCTGTAGAGGTTCTAGCCAAACGCTATACTGTTCATTCCATCCTACTTTAACGCAATTGACAGGGGTATTTAAAATAGCTGCGCTGTCTCCAACATACAATGTGGCAATTGTTTTATTCCAAATCGTGATTTTCTCACGAACTGGAATTACGTTGGTGAATGTTCCTGTTGCTCCCCCGGTGAATGTATAAGATGTTCCACCTGTTGCTGATTGGCGTTTTACATTGTTGAAAATACCTGTGGTGGCGGTTAACCAAGTGATTGAACCATAATACATAACCTCTGTACCAATACCACCTTCAGTAATTGTAATTGCGCCTGAACTTGGAAGTGATGCCGATGGAATACTTGGTGATGTGGTACGTGGGGTAGTGTATGCGAATTTGGAATAACTTGACCACGGAAGATTGCCTTCTAAAGTGTCAAATGCGAATCTAGTATTTGTAGTACTGTAAGTTGTTCCTGCTGGTGCTGCGGCGATACCGAACGAAGTAAGAGCCGAATTGGTAATCTGTGTTGCTACTCCACCTACAGCGAAATTCTTTGAATAGATAATTGCATCTGTGAAGACATCTTCTTCGAATTCGTGACGTTCGTAATTTGCTGATATAATTTTCTTCATGTTGTTACCTCCACTCTGCAATTGCTACAACCCCACCTGCTGCCTCACCACTAATTGCGTAAATACGATTGCGGCATCCTAATGGAATTGTTACTGATTCACCGTAAAGAATTGGAAGTGCGTTTACTCCCGCATTAGTGATTGTCGGATTGAAGCCGTAATACATTGGTAGTGGGCTTGCTGTGTAATTGTAAATTGCTACATTCTCACGATGTGTGAAAATGTGTTCAAATCTGAATGGAATTGCGGTTACGCTACCGTCATGGGCGGCTGCTGCGGTGCCGTTGTATCCTCTGAAGCAATACAACAGATTACCTGCTGTCTTTTCTGAATCGGTATATGTTACTCCGCCATACCAAATCCATTCTGTTTCAATCATAACCACGCCCGTATCCGGAATTTGACCTGGCCGGTCTAAACTGGAAAACGGAATTGTTGTAACTGCATTTGTGAAAACTGCTGCAGTTGATGTGTCTAGTGCGAAAGCATCACCTGTGTAAATTGGTGCGGTTGCTAAATGGACAGCCGCCGTTGTGCCTTCCCATCCCCTCTTGCATAAATTAAACGTTCCTGATGTTGCATTAGCGTTCCAAGTAATTGAGCCGTACTGAATCTTCTCTGTCCCGCAAAGAATAACCCCTGCTGGTGGAAGAGTTCCCGCCAAAGAATCAAAGCCAAGTGTGGTTGCTGCTGCTGTCCAGCCACCTGCTAAGACCTGTGGTGCGGTTGTCTGACGTAATACTCGGAGTTCGCTAATGGCGGCGTTCGTAATGCTGTAAGTCTGTACGTACAATTCTTGGATTGTCTCGTTTGCATACTCAAATCTTGCCATGTTTTATTACTCCTTGGGCTAAGTTAAAATTTAAAATAATGCTCGCCCTAAAACTATTTATTGTTTTTCTTTCTTTTCAATTATATTTTTATTCTTTTCGCGATAATATTGCCAGACGTTATCTTTGTAATGGTGTACGTAATTTTGATTTAATACATCTTCTGCAAGAACAATTTCGGTATCTTTAAACTTGTACGAAATCTCTCCTTTCCCTGCTGACATAATATCGTTGATAACTTTTAAATTCTTTTTGAATTTATCTTGGCTAATAATCACCTCAAAATCTTCTGTTTTCTCCAAATTTTGCAAAATCTTTTTGGAAATGAATTCATCGCCCTCTTTATATTTTGCTTGATTTGATCCCCATGAGGACATCGCTTTGTTCAAATCAATAATTTTAGCCTTCGGGCCGGGCCGTAAGTAATTTCGTGGATTTATCCTAACGGGTTGCTGGGGATACCGTTGGGGTATGCGCTGTTGAGGCCCGCGCGGCGGCACTGGTTGGTTTGCCATATTTTTACTCCTTCATATTTATTAATCAACACTTCGAAAAATAGGAAATGGTGGACTAGACCATTTAAATAAGTTGATCAAATCGTCTTCTAGTTTTTCCTTCTCCGCTTGCCCTTCGGTTTTTAAAGCGTCTCCGTTAAGAGAAACTGAGTTATTAAACCCTGGCAAACTTCCAAATTTAGAACGAATTTCACCTAGTTGTATTTTACATAAAGCTAAAGAATATTCACGTACAAATCTTTCGTTTAAAAGTTCATCTGTATCAGACTGACGGAAAACTTCAATAAAAAGTTTAGTCATTGAATCTTCTGGTGTAGGCGCCACATGTAATATTTTTGTATTCACATTATAGAATAAACGCCATTTAGATGTTGTGACATATTTTAAATAATGAATCCATTGCTGAAGCATGTAATATGAAACCATATCGAATGATTTCAAACTCAATACATCACTAGCAGCATAACCTGATAATTGTGCCAAAACCCATGCGGAAACATTTTGACTGGATTTATCATATCCAACTTGCATGACATAATCAGGAAGTTGATAATCCTGTTGGCCCATAACTAAATCTAAAACCAAATAATCTCTAGTATTACCTCTTCCTGTAGAATATTCACGAAACAATTGCATGGCATCATAAAGATTGGTTTCGATTTGTGAATCGGCTAACTCCACACGAAGTTTTGGTTCGCCAAGTTTTGTACGAATATAACTTTTAAATTCTATGACTGTCTTGATTTGTGAATAACGTTCTAACATTTAATTTTTACTCTTTCCCCTGACGGCTGGTGCCTGCGATTACTTGATCACCCAAAAACGCGGGGGAATATCCTTCTTGGACTTTCGGGCCTTCTTTTACCAATTTTCTTTTTGATTTGGTTTCTTCTGTTACAGGTTCTTTTGCTAATTCCTTGTTTGGAGCAGGTTGTCTAACTTCATTAATCAATCCCTTTTCAGCCTTTTTCTCTGGAACTCCTTTGCCCTCTTTTAATTCAGCAGGATCTGGTACGACAACAAGGAAACGAGCATACTGCTTTTCTAACCCTTCTTGGGTTAATCTTTTGTGTTCATGCGCTAAAAACTTAATGGGAACCGCATTACTAAGAAAAATTGTGACATCGTGATTTGTACGATTGTGATACATTGGCATATTATTTGCCTCCTTTTTCATTTTTGGCTTATAATTTTCCCGATGTAATTTAAAAAAGCTACCACATCGGGATCTTCGTTACCATCCATACTATTATTTATGATTTCTGTCAATCTTTCGCTTATTTCTTCTTTCATTGTTACTTCTTTTATTGATGAAGGTGATAGTTTAGCGGGGGAATTTAGATTAATATTTTGAATATTTTGAGATTGAAGCGGGGAAATAGTTGGGGTTGTGATTGGTGTTATGGTTTGTTGAAGCGGGGAAATAGTTGGGGTTGTGATTAGTGTTATGGTTTGTGGAAGTAATTGATCAGGGGGTTTAATTTGGGATATTGAAATAGGGCAAGGTTTTAATGACGGAAGGTTGGTTAAAGAGGTAATAATTTTAACGGGAATCGGCTCAGGCGGGGAAATCTCCTGAATATTTAGTTTTGGTATTTGAGGTTCCACCCCTTCGATTATTTCATCTGGTAATAATTTCTTGACATGGGCGGGAAATAAATCTGCTAAATTTTCTGCTGTTGTTTCGTAATAATCGTTTGCAGGGACGATTATTTTTAAACCTTTAAATCTCAGAACAATATTTTTGCCGGTTCGTGAAGTATATCTGGGCATATCATGGGGCCCTCTCTATTTCTTTTTCTCTTTTTTAAATTTCTCGAATTCTTCTTGTAAAATCTTTCCAAATGGTTTCTCAGGCGCTGCGTTGGCTGTTCTTAATTTTGGGGTCTTTTTTTCTAAATTAGCAATAGCATTAGTCGAAAGCCATAAAATAACAGCCAGGGGATCAAATACGAAAATAATTGTTAATATTAAAAATATAACTATAACATCCATATTGACAGAAAAAAGTTTTGACAAATACCGCAGGGGGCCAACTTCTTGCTTTCTATCTTCTGCTTTAATTTTAAAACTTTCCTCTTTTAAAACCCTTAATGCTTCATTTTTTTTAGCAATCAACGCATAAGTATCAGTAATGCGCTTACCGACAGTTGATATTTCTTCGTTAGATAATTTGATATCGCTCCTCGCTTCGGTCTGCATTCTGCGATTAAGAGCGGCCTGGGCCTGATTAAGACGTTCTTCTTGTTTGGTACGTTGATTATTCAATGTGTCTTTTCTTGCCGTATCATCTGTAATTTGTTGTTTGTAATTGTTGATTTCTTCCAAAATCAAATTCTGTTGATCGGTATTAGCACTTTGAGCGGTAGTTGTTGTTGCTATACTGTCCGATGATTTTTGATAAGAATTGGTTAAAAACCCTCCTACGCCTAAACTCGTAATTAACATCAAAATGAGAATAGCATAAGGGAAATATTTCCGAGCGATTGCTGGGATTTTCTTAGCATAATTGTAAAGTATTGTAACCGAAACAATTTTTCCAATTTCCAATGCGGAAAATAAAATTATAGATGCTAATTTAGCACTACCAAACAATACTGACAAACCGTAAACAGAAAAAGCGGCGCTGCAAGCAGCAATAATAAGTGCAACTATTCCAGAAAAATGGTAAAATTTAAGTTTTTTCATACGCTATTATTTAGTGTTACCACATAATTCTAGGGACTTCAAATGTTATTTTTTTTCCGCAACCAGGACAAGTATATTCATAAACTCCTGGTTCCAATACTATATGACTAGGGGGATTATGACAAGGATGTAAACACGGTTTAGGAACGTCAGCAATTTTTTTTAATCCACTTTTTATTTTGGAAAATTCTTGGTTGACCCATCCATCAAAATCTATATCATCTTTATCCATAATTATTTTCTCCTAAATAATTTCTTTTTAAGTTCACGCCATTTTTCACAACTATAGTCAGTTGCCCATCTAGTTTGAAGCATCGAGTCTGTGGAACATACGATTACTTTCGATTTCTCCACTCGCTTACCATATAAACAATTACCGCATGTCTTTTCCATTTTATCTCCTAAATTCTTTCCATTGTCCTGAATAGTTTTTTAAAACATATTTACCACATCGTGGGCAAAGACCACAAAATGCAGTACCATCCCAGCCAACCATTTTTGGGCGTTTATGTCTATTATGTTTACACAACCACTTGCCTATTTTAATCTTCCATTTTTTCATATTTTTCCCAAGTCCTCCCCATATCGTCTATAAATTGTGATATATCTTCAATGTGAAAAATACACAACCATCCGATAGTAGAAAGAAAAAATAAAAATATCATTTTTCCACCACCTTGAATGTAGAAAATTCTCCGTGATCTTTAATAAAACTCAAACAAGTTTCGCAAACTAAAATGATTTCATTTAAATAAATTACAGGATATGTTTTACGTTCGGTATGTTTTTTACA